GTTATCTTCATCAATAAGACTTAAAGTTGAAATTGCATCTACATAAGATTTAATTGATTGTTGTGTTGCTAAGTGTGTCGCACTATTAGATGACATATCATCTTCATCTTTTACTGCTGTTCCACTTACACCAGTATTTAAAACCGGTGAAGTTAAAGTTTTATTTGTAAGTGTTTGAGAACCTGTAAGAGTAGTAACAACTCCAGTATCAATATTTACTGTTGCCGCACCACTTGTTGCTCCACCAGATAAACCTGTACCTGCAACAACAGATGTAATATCACCTACTGAAATTTGAGTTGCTATGTATGCTTTTATTGATTGTTGAGTTGCTAATTTTGTAGCTGAGTCTGAAGCAAAGTTATCTTCATCAAGTATTGCTGACCCAGATACTCCTGTATTTAAAACTGCACTTGTAAGAACAGGACTTGTTAAAGTTTTATTTGTAAGGGTAGCTGTTGTTCCAGAAATATAAGTATCAAAGTCAGATACTAAAGCTTGTTTCATAACATCCGCATCACTAATAACAACACCATCTGTTGCCACTAATGTTACAGTTGCTTGAGTAGTTGCACTACCATCCATGATATTAAGTTCAGCAGTTGTTGCTGTTAAACCATCTAATACTTCTAATTCAGTTTCATCTATACCTGCACTACCAATTGTAAGTGTTCCCGATACATTAACATTACCATTAATATCTATTGTTGTTGCCGCTATTTGTATCTCTGTGTCTGCGACTATATCTAATTGTCCATCCGCAGATGAGTTTAGATAGATTGCTGTATCTCTAAAGTATAATTTTTCTGTGCTATTAATTAATATGTCATCAGAAAATTTAAAATAATCTTCGTCTTCCATCCATGTTAACAAACCATCGTTAGAGTTTGCATTAAATGTAAGAGCTATATCAGCATCTGTACCTGTACCAAAACTTAGTACATTACTAAATAAAGTTGATAAAGGTCCGCCATCACCAGTTGTTGAGCCATCGTGTGTATGACCACTTGATGGATGAAATGCCGCTATTAATTGATTGTACTCATTATTTAATAATGACGCATAAATAGTATCGCCATCTGAAAATGAACTTTGTCTAGTATAAGTCGCCATATATTATATTCTTCCTCCGGGTATAAAGTCTACATAAAATCCAGACACAGTATAAGGTGAAGCTGTATCTGTACTTCTAATTTTAAAATTGCTTGTAAATCCACTACCAGATAATAATGTTCTCTGTTGTGGAAATAAAGTTTGACCAAAAACTGCTGTGCCAAAAATTGCTGTTCCAAATGAAGCAGGTTGGGCTAATGCACCTAAATCTATTTCATTTGGTTGTGGTACATTGTTATCTTCAAAATCAAATCTTGGTAAAACTTTTAAATTACTATTTGTTCCTTCTGCTCTAATACTTGTTTTAAGATAGTATAAAGTTTTTCTAACACCTGCATCTCCATAATCTAAGTCTGGTGTTTTATAAATTGCTTCTATATTACTACCACCAAAATTATTTCCTACATCATGTTGATAAACATATCCATCTTCTGACGCATGATATAAAACTTCTGAATTATNTTCATCTGTTCCTGCNTGACTTTGTTTAGCTGGTATCCCAACTGTTTGACTCCACTCATAAACTGCCGCACCAGTTGAAGAAATTTTAAATGTTCCTATAATTCCTCTTTGTGTTGCATCACTTTTTGTTGTGTCAAAATAAAATAATCTGTATTGACTTTTTTCTCTAACAACCATACTTGAAAAAGTAATTGTTGATAAGTTTGGTAATACATTATCTCTAAATACTGGTAGTATTTTTCTGCTAATAGAACTTAATTCAATATCATCAATACGAGCTGTACCTGCAATAGTTCTTAATCCATCTGGTGATAAAAAAATTAAGTCACCACCAATCTCTTGAACTGTGTTACCATCAAGACATCCTATGTTTTTTGTTACTCCAGATAAAACTGGAGTTGAATCTAAATTTGATAATTGATAAATACTATCTTTACAAAAAATAATTAATTTATTACGAAAAGGTTTAACAGCTCTTATTCTATCTCCAACATCTATTGTTCCTGCACTAGCTCCAGTAAAATCTTCTGGTATTAATCTTGTGCTGTAAGCAATAACTTGTGGGTTAGCTGACTGACCTGCTACTATTAATCGCTCTGCAAATATTGTACAAATAGAAGGATTACTNGGAGCTGACCTTGCTTCNATTTCTTTAAAAGCATAAGTATAAGTGCTACCAGAAATTTCTATTTTTAATTGAGCAATTTCATTTACACCATCAGTAATAAATAACTCACCATATTGTGACTCACCTTCGTATAATGCAAACTGACAATTGCTTTGATTTGTTCTTGCAACTGTTGAACCACTTGATAGTTGTCCTGCTGTTGCTCCATTTTTAAAAATGTTTTGACTTGATGCAGAAGATATAAAGTTTTCATCTACAGTCATAGATGTATTACTTGCTATTGCAGTAACATTATATTCTTCGCCATTAACTCTAATGTCATCACCAATTTCAAACTCTGAACTAAATGATGTACTACTTCCTGTTATTGTTGCTGAACCAGCAGATACCGCAACAGTTCCTGTCTTTGATTGATAAGTATTTTTATTTACTTGTGTCCATGTAGACCCATTGGTACTATAATATATATTAGAACCTTGACAAGCTACTACGCCTTTTGCATATCGAAAAATACCTTCAACATTATTTGCACTACCATTAGGTTGATTACTTCCAAATTTAGCAAAACCATTTATTCTTCTGTAACCACCATGAATAGATGATTCAAAATTTTGTAACTCTGTTGCTACTCCCGGACTTCTAAATAAAGTATGAGTTGCCCCTACTAAATCTAATCCACCTTCACATATAACTGATACACCTTGCTCTGCCATCTAACAATTCCACGCTCTTCTTGACCAGTAGTTAGCTGAAGTCTTATCATTTTTTCCTTTTATACCACCAGACCTAGCACAGTAAGATTTTTTTCTACCGGGTTGGTCTTTTTTAATTGACATATTAGGGTCTCCGAAATTTACTTTAATAACTTTACCTTTCGCATTTTTTACAAATACTTTAAATTTTTTTACATCACCTCTTGTTGGTTTATTAAGAGTAACTTTTTTACCTTGATACTCTGACATACTAAACTACAAAAATTCTATCATCTGTCATGCTGTCTGGGAATGGTTCTATTAATTGTTCCCTCATAGTTCGTAAACCTTTTTTATATTCTGCGTCAGCTAATTGCGATTGTGAAATGTTATCTTTAAACTGGTGCATATAATATCTTGCTCTTGCTAGTAATACTGTTGAGTATTGTTTTGGAAATACTACAGTATCAGTAGCCGCATCTAATTCTGTTGGTTGGCTGTAGGCAAAAAAGTAAACTTTAAATACACCATTAGGTATTGGTGATAATCCAAACTTATCATTCTTAGGACTACGAATTATTCTTTCCGGTATCCCATAAGCTTGTGTTCCGCTTTTGTCTACAGCTTCTGAAATTGCAAAATGTTTATTCCAATACTCTAAAGTTACTGGATATAATTTTCTAATTTCATGTGGTGCTGTTTTACCACTTACGCCTTCTTCTGTTAATGTTATATTATCAAAATCTATAATACTATAAACTGTTGTTACATTACTTGTTCCAGTTTTAAAATTGTACCATCTAGTACCCGCAGTAGTTTCAACAGAAACATTACCATAGTAATTATCTGCTGGGTCTCCTACTGCTAAAAAACTCCACCTGTCTTCTGAATTACAAATGTCAAAGTATGCTCTATTAATATTATCTTTAACTAATCTTTGTATTCCTTTTGCACCACTCGCAAAACTTCCCAAAGTTAATTCAACTTCATTTAATTCACGCAATATAGTATTGGTTAAATCAAGATAAGTTCTGAAGGGAGCTGACATTTATTTTTATTTCCTCGTTATAATATTAAAAGAAAGGGGAAAATTAATTCCCCTTCCATATTAGTTATTAGTCTATTTTGTAAAAAGCTGTCGCAATTGCGTCATCTCTAAGAACTTGTCTACCATAAACATGAAGACCTCTTACGATGTCACCAAAAGTGTCATGGTCTCTAAGAGTTTCAATGTTAAGAATAGATTGTGCAGTTGCTGTAGAGGACATATGTCCAGCCATACATTTACCAGTTGCGTTAGACACAGCCGCTATGTTAGAAGTTTTGTACATTTGGAAACCTCTAATCATACCAGATGCTACTAGACCATTTCTTACACCGCCATCGCCTTGATTAAAATCAGCCGACATTAGTTTAGAATCTTCTGCCGCAAGTTCTTCGTAGAATCTAGGGTCAGCTAAAAACCAACGACCTTCTTCTGGAACTTGTGCATCGTCTAATAGTCTAGCAAATCTAGACATAAGAGTCAATGGAGTAATCTCTCCAGCACCATATCCTAAGTCGACAGAGTTAGTTGCGTGAGTCATAGTTGAATCCGCAGTAGCACTATCAGAACCGATTACATGGTCTGGTGAAGATGTTGAAGGACCTGCGAACATAGCCGCAATGATTTCAGCATCCATTGTATCTTTTAATTTGTAGGCGGCACTAGATGCCCCTACTGAAGCCCAGTTAACATGAGACATTCTTTCCTCAATGTCATCGATAATGAATTTGAATGAATTCGCTTTATCAATAACAAGTGTTAACTCTTGGTCTCCAAGGTATTGTTTAGTCGTAGATGCCGCTCTAGTATAAGCCGCAACAGTTACAGCAGGTTCTTTAATGATTTTGACAGTATCGCCATAAGCACTAATTTCACCAGCGTAGTCTGTATTGGTTATAGCTTCGATAACAGAGGATTTTCTAAAGAAGTTTTGAATCTTCTTCGAAAAAATTTCCGGGACCCAAAATTCATTGGTTTGACCCGAAGTGCCTACATTAAAGTTAGAAGCGTTGGCATTACTTGCATTTTGTAATGTACCCATTACTTTCTCCTTGTAGTTAAGTTAGTTGTTGTGATGGCTTTGTCTTTATCTTTATTTACATTGTGGGATTGCCCGAGCCACCATACGACTTAGACATATCATTTACGATACGACCTTCTCGTTGTGCGTCTTCGATAGCTTTCTCATTTTTGTTAAAGTCAGATTGAGACATTGCCGCTATTTGAGAACGAGTAAAAATCTTTTTCGTACCATATCCAATGTCTTTACTGTTCGTTACCTTTATCATTTCTGATGCAGGTGCAGTATCATAGGATACATTTGATTGAGATTTTGACTTGCCGGTATCTTGTTTGAAAAGGTCAATTGCTCTGGATGCTAATTCCGCATCGGCATTGTTCCCATAGACCCATGACTTAATTGCTTCGGGTTGACTATTAGCCCAATTATGAAAGTCATCTGATTCTCGAATTGCTTCGAAATCCGGATGCATTCTTGATAATCGTGCTTCAGCTTTTTCTTTAGAAATAGTATGATTAACTTGTCGAAGAGAATTTAATTCTCCTTTTAAGTCTTCTAATTCTTTAGACGCTTGAAGATGTGAGACTGATTCAACTACACCATAAACATCGGGGTATTCTTTTTTAAAAGCGGCAATTTCTTCTGGACTCTTTGGAGCTTTATACTTAGGTCTATTCGACTTAACTTCAGCTAGGAGTTCATCTTCTCTTGCCTTAAAAGAATTAACCCGACCATCATAATGTTTTTTGAGGTCGTCATATCTTTTTTTATAGTCCACCTTTTTATAAGGTTGGTCTTGTGGTTCTTCTACAACTTCTTGTTCATCGTCTAAATTTTGTAATGAATCCACTACAACCTTTTGATTAACCTTCTGTCCTAAAAGAGTGTTTGCATCAGCAAACGAACTTTGTTTTGCTTCTTCCATTTTATCGTAATCAAGATAATCTTTCTTTCGATTATATGGATTTGGCTCTTGCTCTATACTTTTCTGAGAAGTAGCTTTATTTACTAAAGGGTTCTCGTTACTTTCAACCATTGTTTTATCACCTTTCTTGTTATTGGGGTCTTACATAATTGTAAGAGTAGCCGAGTAGAGTGCCTAGTGATAGCTGGGTAGCTCTACTTAAAATCTATTAGCAGACATAAGTCCGCCTTTAGCCATCATGGGTTCACTCATGTTCATCTCTTGATTTGCATCTTGTTCACCCATACCATTATCATAATCCTGTTCTGCTTTTGCCATCATGTTACGAAGTTTGTCTACACCTAGTTGTTTAACTGACTTAGCTGTAAAAACAAATTCTCCATCTGATAACATAGCTGGAATAGAATCTGAAGTTCCTGTTCCCGGTCCATCGACTTCTCCTTCACCGGTAAATTCTTTTGTACTTAATTTAATAATAACATCTACCATATNGGGATGCATTTCTAATACTTCTTCTAGTAATTGTTCTTCTTCTGAATCTAANACAGACATATCTATGTTTGCACTAACTTCCATTTCCGGTTCTTCACCTTCTTCANTTGGAGTCATCATAGTATCTACTTGCATATNCATATCAGAACCTTCTTGTAATTCTGGTATAACCATATCTTCTTCTACTTCGCCACCNTCTGCGTATGCTNTATACTCTGGTTGCTCATAGTATTTATCAAATCGTGGGTCAAGTAATGTATTAGATGGTAAACCACCTGTTGCTAGTTCTTGTTTTTTATTTGTTTTATTCATTACAATTTTATTATACATATTTTCCCCAATACGACTTTTAATTTCTTGTGGTGTTTTATTTTCTCTAGCCATTAAATGAAAAACATTTAACGCTTTATTATATTCATTCTTATCATCTTTAACAATATCACCTTCTTTATATCTAGTTCTACTTGCATCAAATAATCTAAGAGGTAATCCTTCTCTTGCACTTGCAGGTGTGTCTACATCCATTGCACCCATAGTAGGTACTTCATTTGTAGCAGGAGTTAAAAAATCTCCCATCTGTTTATATAAAGATTTAGTTGCCATTATTTATTTTTTCCCTTTTTAGGAAATCCTTCTTTCATATTCGCATATGCTTGAGGACTGACAGTTGATTGTGACTTAGGTCTACTAATATTTTTTTTCTTGCGTTGATTAATATTATGATATAAACCTTTTCTAGCCATTAGTATTTCTTTTTCTTTTTCATCATTCCACCCATAGCTCTTCTAGGTCTAGGTGACTTATTACTTTTAGTAATTTGTTTACCACTAGGTAATTTTGATTCTAATACTTTAATAGGACCAGTATAACTACCAAATCCCGGTATATTAATTGTTTTAACTTCTATTGTTTTATATCCACTCATTATTTTTTTCCTTTTTTAGATTTAGACGCAACATAACCACCTTCATTATACACGACTTTTAGTTTACTAACTCGACCACCATAGCCACCAGTTTTAGAACCTATTACTTGTTTGTTTGTGTAAGCTCCCGGTTTTAATATTGTAACCGGATATTCTATACTCCCACTTCCACCTAATCGTTCCATGTTAATTGATTTAATAACTATTCTATTGCCCATTTACTTCTCCCTTATATGATTTAATTGTTTCTGGTAGGTGGATTAACTGCTCCAGTAAATTCCATTTCCCCTGTTTGCGGAACACCTCCTGTTCCGATTGTGCCATCGCCAACTCCCGAGTTGTCAATGTTTGGAGTTTCAGTAGGTACTCCTTGAGGTACTCCCATTCCGGGTTGCTCACCACCACCTGTAGTTTCTGTAGGTCCTTGTTGTCTAGCATTTTGTAGTCCTATTATTTTTGCGTAAATTTCTGCTTCATTAGGGTCATTGATTATTGCGTCTGGGTCAAGGTCTAATGTATAAGCCAGTTCTTTTATTAGTTCTGGTATCTTAACAAATGGGGCTATCGCTGGATTCTGAACACTTTGTAAAAACATTGTTAATCGTTGTGACCTAACTTCCTTCTGCATAAGAGAAGAAGTACCAGTTGCTTTAACTTCTAAGTCACCTTCGACTTTTAAATCTCCTTGGTAAAACTGCATATTCCATTGGAAGTATGACTCGCCTAAAGGTTTTAACAAGAAATCATCTAAGTTTTTTACAACAGTTTTAATGTTAAGGTTTGCCGCACTAAGTAGCATTGACATACCCGATGCTGTTCTTGTCATACTTTGTACACCTGTCTGACCATGTGAGTAAGAAGGAATACCAGTTGACTCATCAGCTAACTGTCTAAACTTATCAAACATCATCATATTTTCTGTCGATGTGTTTGGAAACTTTAATCCATGTATTGCTTGTCCGGGCATACCGGCTTGTCGTCTGAATATTTTTCCCGGATATATATCCATACTCTGTCCTGCAACTAATGCTGATTCATCAACATCAAATACAAGTGAGCCAGATAAAGCTAAATTATCAATAGCCATTCTTGCATGACCATTCATAATTTGTTGTGCATCATCCATGTTTTCTGGTACACCAATACCAAAGAAACTATATGGATTTTTTTCGTAAGGAAATGCTTGATAAGGAATACGATATGGTTTAAAGGGATTAACCACCATTCGTAAAACTCTATCGTTTGTAACCCAAGCATTAATCTGAAACTCAGTAGACTCATCCATATCTTCTGGAATATCCATTTGAGAATCTTCTAAAGTCTTTCTATCAACAACACCCCAGTATTCTAATATTTCATATCGGGCATTATCAGCTTGATAGTCACTATCTTCTAATTCTATTTGTGATTCAAAAGTTCTTTTCTCATAGTTAGGACCATCATCTAATGTTGCTAAGACTTCTTCTTTATTAAAAAAAGGTAAGTCTATTAAATCTCTAACTTGATTTCTATTTAGTTTATGCCTATGGATAACATACTCAGCATCATCTAATGTTTTTGCATTAGGGTCTGGGTAAAAATCCCAAGCACTTACAAATTCTATTCGTGGAACTCGTACTGTTTCTGGTTCGTAAGTTCTTTCATCACTACCTTCTTGTGTAGTCCACTTGTGTAAAGTTTTATTAAAAGTAAAAGGACCTTTAATAATACCTGTTCCAAGTAATACAGATTCAAATACTGCATTGCGTAATTCTTGTGAGCCATTTGATTCATCTATTTCATCATGGATTAATTTTTCCATGCGTCTTGCTAACTTAGAAGCCGGTTTAATCTGTGGCATATCCGGCATAGGAGCTGGACCTTTGTTTATTCCTTCTGCTCCAAGTTCATTTTCTAATCCACCAAGTATAGCTTTCTTATCATTTACATCTGTAAATGTAGCTCCGGGTTTAAGAGATTTCCCATCTCCTTCGAAACCAAGCGGAGACTCCGGTTGCTCTGAGAAGGGGGTCGAGGAAAGACCAGAACCGGGGCTATAGTTTAAATTACCTTCTATAGCTGGGGCTGACTCTTGAAGATTGTCACCCATCTGCTCCTTTAAGGGATTGAGGTGTGCGTATGTTGCTACACCTTCGGGTACTTTAGTTTCTTCAACAGAGATGGGAAACTTATTTGCGGAAAATAAGACATCTACTATCTGTCCATATGCCGCTAAAACTTTTGTCTTCGTAACTTTAACAAATACTTTTGATTTTTCGTGTTCTCTAAATGATACATTTTTGTAATACTTACCTCTATAATTATGAAAAGCTTGTAGCCATCGTTCCTCATCATTCCTACGAGACCTTTCACATCCTTCAAATTTATCATAGACAAAACTAGCCAGTCTAGTTGCGACTTGCTTTATGTCTTCTCCCTCAGTTATTTTTTCTTGTTCTTCCATTTAATTCCCCTATCTATATTATACACCTATTCCTTTGTTTTGTCAAGTAAATTCTTATTAAAATATGATAATAACCAATCATTATCTCTGAACACTTGGATGAGATGATTAGCAAAATTATTTACTACTGCTTCCTCACTTGTACTTTCAGTTAATCTCCCACCATCTGTTGTTTCCCCAGAGATATAAGCAATAGAATGAAGGAGTTCATGTAGTAAAACATTGGCTTCTTCTATCTTATCTAGCTCCGGTTGTATTTCAATTTTGTTTTCTCGTTGTAAATACTGACCATAACAGTCCGACATATTATCTTTTTTAAAATTAGGTATGGTTAGATTAATAGTTATATCCGCATAACCTACTTTAACTATTTTTTTATCTAAGTTATTCTTCATTTATTATTTTATAAATTTTCATTCTACCCTCTGCATCTGGTCTTAATTCTGCTTTAACTTGATTGCATTCATATCGAATAGTATTTACTCTATTATCTGATAAATTTCTTTCTGCTTCTCTTTTAGCTTTTAAACATTTAGACAAACCATCTGTCATCATGTGTCCATCAAGTGAACCATTAACATACATAATTAATGCAAATACTGTTTCAGTAATTCCCATTTTGCCTTACCTTATCTTTTAACTTTTCTACATCTTGTTGAAGTTTAATTACTTGGTCTTTTAAAAAATTTATATTAACAGTATTGGACATCATTGATTCCATTTCTGCTTGTATTGTTTCTAGTTGTTTAGTTGTAAATTCTAACAACATATACTGCTCTTGATCAATAGGTTTCTGGTCAGCAGCTTTTAATAAATCAGCTTCAAATAATGTTGCTCTTGTTTCTATATTATTTAGTCGTTCAATAACCCCAAAGTATGCCCAGACACCTATTGCTACTGCACCTAATATTGACAATAGGTTTCGCATTGGCATTGAAATGGAAGTGTTTTCTGATATTTTCATTTACCACAAACACAGCTTCCTTCACAGCCACAAGGTTTCATTATTTATTATCCTCTATTGTTTGTAGTCTTGTCTGTTCTGTTAAAATATTTGCTTTTGTTAAATTATTTGGATTTTGATAATCGTCTTGCCAAATTAAATTATCTACATCTTCATCTACAACAGTTACTTTAGCATTATTATCAAGCGATAATATTGAAGTTATAATATCAATTTTTTTAGTTGTTGTTCCTGTCATACTATTATGCTCCTATTTCCATTACAATTAATCTTGATACTGTTCTTATATTATGTCCATTATCAGTATCATCAGAAGTTCTATTTATTAAAAAAGTACCAGTTTCAATAGTTGTATTCATTCGGTAAGTTACTGCTGAAGTTGTGCTTGGACTATGTAAAAAAGTTCCACCCATTAATTCTGCTCTATCTCCACTACTTCCAGCATATGCTTGACCACCAAAAACACCTCGTCTTGAACTAATAGAAGTAAAAGTTTGAACACTAGCTTGTCCTCCACCTCCTATTTCTCTTGATACTTCAATACCACACCCACTTGATGATGTGTGTTGACCAGTACACCATACTTGAATTAAAATTTTACTAGAAGTTGCAGATGGTGTTATTGCTTGTGTGCATATTGCATAACCACTTGAGGTTGTACTTATTGCCGCTTGTTGCTCATTTTGTAAAACTTGTAAAACTTTTCCACCAGAAAATCTTGCTGCTGCAAGTGT